GGGTGTCATAATGGGAATGCGATCATGAAACAATTTTTAGTGTATACTAGCCATGATGTTCTTGGGGAGGTGGAAGATTTCCGTACTTTTGAAATTGAAGCCAGCAATGACCTGGAGGCCAGGAGCATAGCTGAAGCTAAGTGTTTCTCCGGAGAATGGGTTACTGAAGTAATATCCCTTTCCTGATTATGGCTAGAGTCGATGCTGTAGGTTTATTTTGGGAAGATGTTCAAGCGACTGGTCGGAACAAAACCGTCCGGGTCATGCCTTCGATCCCAGATACCGGATGGTTACCACCTACTTATTTACCAGATCTATCTTCAGCAAAGGCTATTGCCATTGATGTGGAAACCTATGACCCGGAACTGGAGGACAATGGGCCAGGATGGGCTCGTGGCAAAGGTCATTTAGTTGGAGTTTCTATTGGGGTACCTGGAGGTGGGCGGTGGTATTACCCGCTTCGCCACGAAGTGGAACCGGAGTATAATTGGCCAGTTGAACCGGTATTAGCCTGGCTCCGGGATACTTTAGGTAATCCAAAACAACCTAAAATCGGGGCTAACCTAACCTACGATATCGGGTGGCTCCGCCAAGAGGGTGTCATTGTTCGAGGTGAATTGTTTGATGTTCAATTCGCTGAAGCTCTACTGGATGAACGGGCTCAAGTGGCTTTAGAAACACTGGCCACAAAATATCTAGGTGAGGGGAAAGAGTCTTCTCTTCTTTACCGGTGGTGTTCCGATTATTACGGTGGGGCTATTACTGGGAAACAAAGGGCAAACATTTATCGGGCACCGGCCAGGCTAGTTGGCCCATATGCTGAAAGTGATGCCGATCTCCCTCTACGGTTAGCTGAAGTATTATATCCGTTGATCTGGCGGGAAGGCCTCTACGATTTATTCCGCATGGAATGTGACCTTATCTATTTGACTATCGACATGCGCTTTGAAGGGGTGTCCGTGGATGTGGATGCCGCTGAAAAACTGCGGGACAAACTAAAAGCCAAAGAAGACCAGGAGCAGCAAAAACTGGATAAACTTGTTGGTTTCCACGTGGAAATTAATGCTTCAGCCAGTTTAGCCAAGGCTTTTGATGAAGCCGGCCTTCCTTACCCGCGGACGGATAAAGGGAACCCGAGTTTCACAAAAGGATTCCTCAAAGAAGTCAATCATCCAATCTCTGCAAGTATCAACGAAATCCGAAAACTAGCAAAACTTCGTGGAACCTTTGTGGAGTCCTATGTTCTCGATTCCCATGTCAATGGTAAGGTATATGGCCAATTCCATCTGCTTCGCGGAGATGAAGGCGGAACCCGATCCGGCCGGTTCAGCAGTTCTACCCCTAACCTTCAGAATTTGCCATCTAGAGACGATGAATTAGCCCCTATGGTACGAGGAATTTTTACCCCTGATTATGAACACATGTGCTGGCGCAAATATGATTATTGTGTCGCCCCAGAAACTAGGGTACTGACCCCTGATCTACGTTGGATTCCAGCCTGTAGCCTAGAGGTTGGTATGCCAATAGTTGCTTTCGATGAAGACAAAAAATATTCCGGGGCTCAAGCGGATAAAGGCAGGCGTTACCTTCGAAATTCAATAGTTACAGCATTGAAAAAGCTTACCCGGCCATGTTATCGAATTATGACAAACAAAGGTTCAATCATCTGTTCGGATAAACACCGGTGGCTTGGCCGGCCTGGCCAGAACAAGAATGCGCCGGCGCGTTGGATGTTTACCGAGACATTGAAGGTTGGAGCAAGCATCCTGCGCGCGGTAGAGCCTTGGGAGAACCTTACAGAAAATTATGACCTTGGGTGGCTCTCCGGATTCTTCGATGGAGAAGGTTGGATAAGTTCAGGTATTGTCGGTGTCGGACAGAAAGAAGGTTTGTGCTATGCGGAAGTTAAACGTCTTCTCGATAAATACGATTTCGCCTACGAGGAGCATTTGAATAAAGGAGGAGTGTGGCTCTTGCGTTTAACAGGTGGCCGTGATGCAATTTGGCGCTTTTTAGGACAGGTGCGCCCACTCAGGCTCTTGGCAAAAGTTCCAGAAAAATTGATCGAAGGAGTGAATGTCCAGAATTGGGGACCGGCGGATGAGGTGCTCGCTATTGAGTACCTCGGGGAACAGGAGGTCATAGCCGTTGAAACGGATCACAAAACATTCATTGCAGAGGGGTTATGCTCCCATAATAGTCAAGTAGAGTACAGGTTCCTGGCCCATTTCGCAGTAGGTAAAATGAGCCAAGAAGTCCGGGACATCTTTAATCGTGACCCGCATACAGATTACCATGTGATGACCCAGGAATTAGTTACTAGGCAAACTGGTCAAGAACTAAGTCGAAAGGCTGTTAAAAACATCAACTTCGGTTTGATCTATGGGATGGGTGTGGATGCCTTATCAGCTGGCCTCGGATTGAAGGCATCTGAGGGTAAAAAACTGTTTGCGGCCTACCATGAAGGAGCACCTTTCGCCAAGGCCACTATGGAGGAGGCCATACAGGAGGCTTTGACCACAGGAGTTATTCGTACGATTCTTGGGCGCAAATCTAGGTTTGACTTATGGGAACCGGACAATTGGGGTCGGGATACCATTCCACTGCCTTATGATCAAGCCATTCTTAAGTATGGGAACATTCGCCGAGCACAAACACATAAAGCCTTAAACCGGCGCCTACAAGGTTCCGCTGCTGACTTAATGAAAAAGGCTATGTGGATATGCTGGAAAGATGGGATCTTCGCAGAGACCGGTACCCCACGCTTAACGGTTCATGATGAATTGGATTTTAGCGATCCGGGTGGAAAGGATGAAGCTTTCAGGGAAATGAAAAGGGTGTTGGAAACCGCCATCCCATTGAAGATTCCAATTATTGCGGATTGCGATATTGGGCCAGATTGGGGCCATGTTGAAGAGCTAGTTGAATAAGAAAAAGGTTGACTTTATTCTGTTTTAGTCTGATAATTAGGCATACTTTAACAAACAGGAGAAATGAGATGAAAACCTTATCCAAACGGGTGGCTGAGGAATTGAAAAGCCTGGCCACCGTCACCTATCGGAAAGAGGAGGTACCTACCCAGTGGGTACCCATCCACGGTAAAATCGCGTGGCGCGCCGTATCCGTTCAAGATAAACGTAAAAAATTAACCGCGTATGGGTTGAAAAGTGATTGGTACCTTGCCGGCCTGCTTAATTTGAAAAGCCGGGATGATGTTGTTGGGGATTTCAGTTTTATCCGGTGTATCCCATGAGAATGTGGATGGTTGACCCAAAAATTATGTGTCGGCAACACCTCCTCGGGGAACATGTGGAACACCATATGTTTGTCGGTTCCATTAACAAAGGGATCTCCATGGCTGGGTACATCCGAGATAATTTGATGGAACCTATGGCTTTGGTCACTAGGCATTGGGAACTGGTCCTAGAAATGGAATCCCGCGGATATAACCACAAATCTGAATTGCCTGCTATAGCTTGGTATAAGTTCCAACCAAGCGGAAATCCAGACTACCTGCTTAAAGTGGTAGATAAAGAAGCTTCCCTTAAAGAATTACTTCGGAGGTGCCCGGAGTGCCAAAAACGTTTTGAGGAATTAGCCCATGAAAACTAAAGATATAAAAATAACCTTCTTCACCAAACTAGAAGAGGCTGGTTGGATAAAAGATCGGTTTGGTCACTACCACAAAGAATTGGAATTTATTCATAGAGAAACCAAAGAAAAAGTCTTCAGAAAAGTCCGGGTAAAAGTTCAACCTACATCCGTCCGAGTCGAAGTCAAAGGTGGGGCAGAATGGTTCCGCAGGACTGGTGATTACTTTTCCCGGATGCAGTTTCTTGATGATGGCCGCATCCGGGTCGGTACCATGTTCTTTTAAACCACACCAGTATAGATAATTGGGAGCAAGGCTATATTACGTGGTCTTGCTACCCCAGAATAACCCCCGGAGGCTCCGTCTGCATTACCCGGTAAAGCATTTGACCCGACATCGGTGGCTCCTCGCAAGTTAGCCCCAGCGTAGTCAGCTGTACTGTAAGGATCTACTCCTACAACAGCCTGCGAAGCGGAACCAAAGTCCGTTGTGGTAGATACCCCAAAAACAGCATCGTTACTTTTATCATAACCGATTAAAGTACCTTTCTGTTTAGTCCCGAGGCTTCGGGCTGGATCAACCCCTCTTCCATCATCGAAACCTCGAATAAATTCACCTCTTAAGTCAGGTAGATTGAAAGTTGTTGAACCATCTCCTGCTCCATAAAGGGTACCGAGCGCTCCGAATAAGGCTGCGTAGGTTGTCCGGGAAATGGCTACACCATTCGCTTTTAACCAACCTGCTGGCGGAGAAGGTTGACAAACATAACGAACCTCTCCGATTATCACAAACCCTCTATCGAGGAGGCTAGCAGCAACAGCTTGATCTAGGTACCCAGCCAAAGTCGCGACGGACAAAGAGTCCGAAATATTATTACTTTGGTTGTCTGCTATGAACTGGGCCAAAGCCGCAGAAAGGAGAGAACTCTGTTTAGCTACTTTGTTAGCAAGTTTAGCCCTTGCCACTCCAGGCTGGTGACCGATACCCCGTTGCGCATCGGCACTATATTCACCATCTGTTAAAAGATCTGCAGTAGTCCCGGTTGCAGCAAAAGTTAATATTGAATTTGTGGCCATTGTTTTTCCTTGTTAAAATAGGCAATTAATTACTTATTTCGTTCGGTAATTCTACATGTAGTCGTTGGTTGGTGAGGTAAATTTTGCTAACAGTACCATAAGTATACCCAGTTATTTTTACTTTATAGTCATAAATAGGAGCAAGCATTTGTATGGTATTGTAGAAATCCTTTAAACTTATAACTGAGTAAGCTGAGCCAGCTTGCAAGGATTGTTTATATACACCAGACGAGGTAGTGGCTACATCACTTCCGTTTATATACAATCCTACGGAATACACCAAGGTACCGGTAGCAGTAGGGGCTTTTATTACATTGGCGATGTAATCTATGGTTAAGTTATTAGATGTTATAGGTGCATCCCCAGACACTTCTAAAAGTACTCCACTAGTTTGTGGAATTGTTATCTGTGTTGCTAGGCTATTGTCTAGGATAATAGGCATAAAGTTCCTCTACCGTTTAAATTCTTGGGCTCTTGGTATTACTCTCAGATTAAAAGTACCTGTTGTCACTGAAGCAAGTCCAATTTTTATACTTATTGCGTCTAAAATACTACCTCCGTAAAAAGCAATTAAAGAGTTTAAATAAGCTACCGAAAGGTATATACAGTATGTATGCCCTAGAGAAGTTCCATCGTAACCAGTAGATGATGGCACATAGAATGTTTTAGTTAATACAGTTATGTAACTACCATTTATAGTTATTTTAGCTGAAGCTGAGAAAAAGTAATTAGTACTAGGCTTTATTGTTGCCTCTATTAGCCCTTCAATTTGAATATATCCTCTATCTTGAGACGAAGTTACTGCAGGAAGTGTTATAACTTCAGAATCAAAACCTACACCACTTCCTACTGTACCACTTGTCCCAAGTAGAGTAGCTCCTACTCTAGTTATGACTACTGTCTCAGTTTTCAAATTACCGGTAGAAATAATATCCCCACCCACTTGTAAATCGACACCGTTCCAACGTAGGTATTTTAAGGCGTTTCCGACATCTAGGACATAATTACCGCCGGAATAGCCAAGCATTATACCACTTCCAGAGCTACCAAAACTCTTACCAGTGGTGTGAATGTTGCCTAGGGTATCCAACTCAACATTACCCAAGTAAGCGGACAATGCCGACAGACTACCTACTTTTAGGTAGTTCAAATAAGCGTCACCCCAAGCAATGTTTCCACCAGGAGTATAGATTCCATCGGTGACGTATTGAAATTCACCTGAAGCTAAAGTTGAATAAGCATTGAAACTCCACCCTTTACCAACTACTTGACCAGCCGGGGAATTAGAAGGTACCACATCCCCGGAGCCGGCCACGATAGCTGGTGGAGTCGCTAAGGTGGTAACCACATAAGCTCTTCTGGCTGATTGGCCAGTTTGACCAATGTTCCCTGTTTCACCTTTGATTTTAACTGCGGCTTCCCAACCACCGTATGAAATAATTGTCCCAGTATGATCTGTGGTATTCGTTTGGAAACTCCACCATACCGTTGTTGAATCAGGGGAGGTGTTCCAACCAGTAGTAGCATTCGGGGCTGGAAGGGCTGGAGCCGAGGCTGCAGAACTGAAAATATGCCTAAGCTTAGCCCCTTGCCCGTTCGCCCCGTTTGTGCCATCAACTCCATCCAAAGCGAACAAAGTCGGCGTTGTCCAAGCAGCCTGCTGTGGTGAAAGACCATCGGAAGTGAATATACGGGTGGTTGAGTATAAAGGATCTGACCCTGCTGGAATACCGTCGCTCCAACCGGCCGCAACAGGAGAAACAAAACTACCGCTCACCGCCGGGGTACTAGGGGATGTTGCAGATCTTATAAAACTTATCCCCTTGACTTGTCCTTGCCCTTGAGGACCTATGCTTCCATCTGTCCGGTAACCAATAGAGTTTGTTGAGGCTAGAGCCCAATCTCCGGCAGTCACTGTATCAGTAGCCGTTGCCGTAAGGACTAATTGAAGCATATAAAGGATGTAACCGCTCCCGGGAGATCCAGGAGCTGCTGCACTCCATCCAGAAGGGTAATTGGAAACATTGCCGGAAGCCCAGGTATAACCAAAAGTACCGGAAAAAGTACCCGCTCCTGAGTTCGACCATTTGAAAGCCGTCAAGGTTATGCTTTTGGTACCATTAGCTCCGGCATTACCATCTACTTTGTACCCAACGGAACTACTAGCAGCACCGGACCAGTTTCCAGAGGAAGAAGGAACAGAGGCAACATCAGTCAGAACAAGCTGAAGCATATACAAGGTGTAACCGCTCCCGGGAGCACTTGGGGCGGAAGCACTCCATCCAGAAGGGTAATTGGAAACTACTTTAGTTGTCCAATCAAAGGAGAAAGCCTGAGCAAAAGAACCTACCCCGGAATTTGACCATTTGAAAGCCGTCAAGGTTATGCTTTTGGTACCATTAGCTCCGGGAGGACCAGGAGTCAAGGTTACATTGTTCACCAAGGCTTCCAAAGCATTGACTGCATCCTTAATGAGGTTAAACTCGTTGCGGATAAAAGCAGATACCGCCAACGAGTTATCTTCTGGTTCACCACTTGGGGTGTATAAATCTGTCATTTCAACTCCTAATTAGAATATAGCCCATTCACCAGCTCCCCAACCTTCAACTAAAGTGGACTCATTGGTATCCCAACTAAATACTGGGCCGGTAGTGGTGGCGGATTCGGCAATCGCTAGTAATCTTACTCCCTCTGGTTTTATTGGAAAATAACCGTTTAAGAGGATAGCTTTTTCTACAGCTTCTAACCGTTTACCAACCAAAATGATGACCATAGTCATATCTTGATAATCTTGTATGATTAAATGGGAAGCTAGTTCTATTCCAACATCCCATAAAGATATATCCCAGACAAAAGTTCCGTCATCCCATCGATTTGAATTTTGAACTCTTGAATCCCAGTTGAAGGCCGCGGCATAAATTGAATACGCCATTGGAATAGAACCATCCCAACGGTTTGCCAATATCTTAGCTCGAAGAAGGGTGCGGTAGTATTCATCGCTAAGGATAGTTAACCCAGTATCCGAATCATAAGCTCCTTGCCAAGCCCCATAGTTCCACCCAAGAGAAGCTTCTCCATCCCATTCAAAATAGACATTTTCAAGAGGAGTAGGTATCCGTCTGGAAAACCCTACCCATTGACCAACTACATCAAGCTGGGAACCAACAGCTGTATCTAAGTCATATAGCCGGGTGATGTCCACATATAATGATTGTAGATCTACGAACTCTGAGGTTAATAAATCAACAACCGCAACAAAATTCGGTTTATCATTATGCTCAGAGGTTATTAGATCAGAATAAGTCATAATACTATAACGGTCACATCAGTAACCAAACAAGAGACCAATTCATTGAAGGTGTTCGAAATATTCCCTGTCCCGAAGCCGCCACCATTCTTAGCTACTCTAATTTGTGTTATGTCAAAGGTTGCACCCTCTGGAACAGTGGGTAGGTTTGCTGGGACATATAGTTTATGAATATAGACGTCATCCCCTATTTCCAAAACCATCAGACTTTGCGATACGGCAGCTTTAATCAGATCGGCCGTAGTTGTACTATAAGTATTGAACGGGGAGATGGTTATCTCAACGGTTATGAGAGCCGGTGTTGGCCTGAAAAAGTTTATTATATTCACTACTCCGCATGGATCATATGAAGGAACGGAGGTGGTTCCATGTGTTCCAGTACCAGGAGTTTTTCGAAAAGCAATAGCATCTGCGATTAATTGGGAATCACCACCTTCTACGACAACACTGATACTGTGGGCTGGTAACCCATCTGAATCGGTAGAGTTGGTATCATTTTCGTAGATTTTATATTTAGACACCCCTTCTATCCTGGCCACTGCACCGATAGTACTAGCAAGGATGGATAAAGCTGGAAGAGCAGTGGATATAGTCTGCCTCTTCCTTAACTCAGCATCTGTTTCAATAGGGTTACCGATTACGGCTGGTGAGCTATTGGTAACAGATTGCCAACCTTTTGTCGGAGTAGCAATTTTTTGAATAGTATCAATTGGAGCTTGGATAGCCCCGGCTTCCGCAGCCGTGGCGGTTACTGTAATAGAACCTGTTATTGGTATAGTTACGGAAGGTGGAAGCTCCCAAACATCCCCAGAAGAACTTGATGCTTTACCATTTAGAACAACCGTACCAACCTGTCCGATCAAGGTAAGATCGACAGTCGATTTTGTTGCGACTAGGCGTTGAATACCGTTGATTTTCACTACTGAAGACAAACCGGCATTTTGAGCATAGGTTGGGCTAAAAGATTGAAAAATAGCTACTGCTGTTTGATTACTGTCGAAGATTGCCTTTGCAAATACCGCAATAAGCTGGCCATCCTGACTATCCGGAGCAACATATAGGTCCGTCCCGTAAATCAATTTGAACGATTCGATCAGGCTATTATATACATCCTCATAGCTTGGTACAGAAATCCCTGAAGAATCTACTGTTGGAGCTAAAGTGGCTAGTGGATAAGCTGTCATAAAATCGTCTCGAAAGAAGTCCTACCGTAAATTGTGGAAATGGTAGCCACAACTGTTATTTTTCTAGTCTCTGTTGAATAATCGCTAGCATATTCCACTAAAGACGAAACGCCGACTGTGTTAAGAATAACTTCTTGAATGGCGAGGTCGTATTTTTGGAGGTTGCCGGCACCTAAAATTCTTGAGGAGTACGGAGTACCTTGATTTCGATCTAAAAACCATTCGCCTTCCATTAAAAGCAGTCTGGTTTTAACCGCCTGGGCAACGGCCTCGGGGACATCTTTATAGAAATCCTGAGTATTGCTACCAAATTGGAAATCTCCTTCGCTATCAAGTTTCCGATATAACATTAGTTTGGAGCTCCTGTTGAACCTGATCCAGGTTGCACCCCACCATGCGTATGCGTATGCAAATGAGTACCTTGACCTGTTATCTCTCCGGAAGCTGTTATAGTTCCGGTAACCGTTATATCACCCGTAACTTGAACACCCCCAGGTGCTATCAAAGTAATTTTGTGGTTAACTGGATTCAGCTCTATTATAGCCGAGCCATCATCAGAACGCAATTGGGTAGCCGTTTGGCTAACTGTTGGAATCACATTTGGTTGAGAACGGAACCCAACAAAAATGAAGCCATCGGATAAATCATGCATCCTCATAATGGCCTGCTGATTCTCAAACCCGCCTGATTGCCACCAGGAATCAATGCATCTGGAAGAAAAAACAACCAGAACCTCATCTCCAGCCACTACAGGGAAAGTTAGGGTGCATCCACCACCAGCCGGGAAATAGATTGGACAATCTACCAATAATGGTAGATTCACCCAGCTCTTTTTCGATTTGTCCTCTTGGTTTGTTACCTGCGCCTGAATAGCTGGTTGCACCTCACAAGTCATAGCTTCCGGATCAAAGGAGACTATTATGCCCGGGAGGGCTGTCCATAACTCACTTTGATGGGATTGGAGCACGGTAAGCATTGCTGCATGATCATCCTCATATCTCTCTAATCTATCCATCAACAACCCCTTTTTCAACTGGGAGAGTTTTATTCACCGCCAGGCCGACTATTTTAGTATACCAGGATTGGCCTCGGGTATCCCCTTCAAACTCAACCACAAACACTCGGTATACTCCATCTTCACTTATAGGGGCCAGGTTATACAGGCTATAACTATCGAAAGAAAGTGGAGCGGATTCAGGATCAGCCTCGACCATTTTATTGATTAAATCATTATTTAACTCTACTGCACTCCCGATCCTTATTCTTGGATTCAGTAGACATTTTATATGGATGCCACCATCAGTCTGTTCCGGAAAACCAATTAAACCAGTCATAGCACTCAATTGAATTATATCTGAATCATCATAACCGGCATAATCGGTAACTACCACTACTCCATCTTGAATCGACCACGAGGCGTCCAAAGAAGAAGCAAGATTTCGAACTTTTGATCGGGCTAGCCCGAACATTACCTGGCCTCGAATACTAGGGGTATGCTGCTTGTCGACCTTCAGTAAAGTCAAATCGGAGGCTGGAGCCATGGCTTTGGCAGATTCCTCTAGAGCAGCCGCATAAGTAGTACCTTTAGCTAATGTGGTGTTTATCAACCCTTGATTATATCCAATATCTCCATCAGAAGCTAGAATATCGACATAACTAGTAACATTGTCTTCATGTCCAATACGAAGTTGTTTTATAGTTCCACTAAAAATGACACCATAATTACCGGATTCATAACCGGCATTGAGCACAACGGAGGTAAATTCTTTTTTCCCTACAATTCTGTTTAAGGTACTTTTTGATGGGTTATAAACTCGAATAGCTGCATTATTGGGTGATTCGACATCAGCGTTGATAACACTGAACTTTATATGGAATTCAGAGAAGTCTAGCACCTCTCCGTTTGAATATAAGAACAACCCAACCTTCCTGATCCATTGGTCGACAATACTCATATGGGTTGGTATACCAAGTTACTGGGAAGATCTGTTATCAAGCTTAAACCGAATCCTAGGTATTTGAATTGCTCCAACAAATTGGTTCCAGGAACCAACGGAATACTACTCAATATTCTTTCTTTAGTTTTAGTGACAACTAAACTCATATCCCAGGTATTAGTTTTCGCATTCCAAACTATGGTGAAAGTATAATTCACATTGTTCAAAGACGTGGTAAAAGTTTGATTTTCAGCTAAGATTGGAATCAGGTAACTGCTCACGGATTAACCCCCGTAGCTTGAATAGTTCCTCGATTTGTCGGAGAGGCCAAAGCCTGTTCAGATGAGGCTGCTTTGATCTTCCGGATCTGGGTATTTACCAGGATAACCTGACGACATTCCATAACCACAAGTAGAGTGTTTGCCAAAGTGTTATCTGTCTCTGTGGAGATCGTGCGGCAAATCATGTTCGAGTAGCGGCGTTTCCCCGTATACAAGTGGAAAATTGCCCGGCTCTCTTGAAGGATTAAAAGGTTGTTGTATATCCTTTGAAGTTGATCTGAGCCATACCCAGATACTACAGATTGAATTCCACCAATGAAAGCCCCACCTCCTATAACCCCTCTGGCTACGGAATTGGCAGCAGCAGCAGCACCAACCGCGGCATTAATTAAACTGTTCTGATTATTAGGTGAATTTGACCATGCCATACGGATAATGACTTCCGGAGGTAACTTAAAAGCATGATCTGATACTGAGGCCCCGACTTCTATTGGATGCTCTGTTACCTCCAATTGATCGACATGACGCTCTTCGATAACAGCTTGGGCCACTATGTCTTCCAAATAGGTTTCACCATCTGGGAGCAATGGGCTGGTTATACCTCGCTCTGGTTTTATCAACAAGGAGGTCAACCCAAGCTGAGCGGCTGCTGTTACGAAACCACTGTAGTTCATCTTGGTGCTCCGGAGAAGTTTCTGACTAGGTTACGGTTGACCTCGTCTTGGCGCTTGGCCACGGTTTTACCAATACTTTCTGAATCCCCACCTTGCACATTGATATTGGTTTCTTGGTGTAAAGTAACTCCTGAAGAACTACCTGATCCAAGCTTCGTGGCGAAGGATTCTGCCAAACCACTCCTGTAAGCCATAGCCCCAGAAGTATCGGCTGGCCTCTCATAGTATTTGGAAACCAAGGCACCAGCTTCGCCTGCAGATCTTGCTCCACGTAATTTAGAACCAGCCATTTTCTCTGTGTTTTTTAATTCCCAATCTACAAAAGCCAATTGCTCTTGCATAGTAGATGTGGTAATAGGATGGCCCGCCCAAGCAGCAAACTTCCGTTGTCTGTCCGGATGCCATTGTCCAAGGCCATAAGCTTTCCCTGAATCTCCTCTTGCTGAATGGTTTAGTCCGCTTTCCGCATGAAGGTTGGCAGCTATGCCGGCAGATTGCTCGGAACTCCACCCTTTCTTAATAAAAAAATCCATTACGGATTCAGCTGTCCCAGAAACTTTATCCGTTAAACCAGAAGATTTAGCTTTACCGAACATGGTTTTTAACCACATTGGATCTTTTTCCCACCAAGCTCCTACTTCTTGGTCGAGATGGTCCAAACCATAAGCTGTTCCTTCAAGGAGTTTATCCGTCCATTCTGTGGCTTCTTTGAAGGCTGGGACCAATTTTAACAGAATCTTAGTACCGACAGCCTCAAATTCTTCACCAAGCCGATCCAAGGTAGAGGTATATTCCATGATAACTGATTTAGAAGCATCAACATCGACATTCATTTTTTTGAATATAGCCAAGTCTTCTTCTTTTTTCTGTTTCAAAGTATCAAGATGAGTAATCATCATGTGATAAGTATCTGGGTCAAGACCAAACATTTGAGCGAATTGAATACCCTGCCATTCTGGCATCTTACTAAAGGCCTCAACGGTATCGACCATCACATCACTAACATCTCTTCCTGATACTTTAATACCGAAACTTTCAATCAAAGCTTTCATGCCGGGATTTAAGCGGAAAGCTTGGGCCATTCCCTTGATAGCGCTCTCCATAGCGTCGCCACTAATTCCAATTTGCTTTCCGGCATATCCCATCGCATTAAGATTCTTCACAGAAGAATTGGCTAATTCGGAGGCGAAATACATTCTCCGCATGTGGTAGGAAAACGCTGTTGTAGCGGCTCCGATCGAAGTAGCTATTCCAGCTACGGTGGAGCCCACCTTAAGGAGGCGTTTTGATGTGCGGCCTAGGTTATCTTCAAATCGGCGCAAAGATACGACATCGGTTTGATAACCGAGGCGTACCAAATATTCACGCATGATTTCAGAATTACCCACGACTTAACCTCTTCTGATTTTCTATTTCGACATCGATGGCTTCGTTCATCTTTGATATATCCAATAGATTCAAGGTACCATCTTTTAAAGATTCATATCGGCACATACCCCGCATAATTGGTCTAAACAACCAATCCTCTTCACTGGCCATGGAGACCAGAGAAGAGTTGCCGCCACCTAAACTGCCGAATCGGTTAGGGCGGTACGCAAAAAATCCCCAAGGTTTTCCTCAATAACCCAAGACACCATTTCCAGGATTTCCTCCATGGGGATGTCATCAAACATAATTGAGCCATTATCCGCTTGAACCTTAGCTAACCCTGTATCCTGTTTCCGCATAACTATTGATAAGCATTTGCGGACAACGAAAGCGGAATCTTCATCGGAGATCTGGGCTAACATCATAACCACTAGGATGGCTTTTGGTTTGCCTTTGTTCTCCTTTTGCAGTTGTACATCAACTATGGGTAAAGCTGGTGCCAATTTACGGGCTAAGGAAAGCTGTGTAAAGACATCCAGTTTTCCGGATAGTGAATAAGTGTCTTGAATGCTCATTGGCGGTCATCTATCTGGTCAAGTAATTTATCGATTTCGGTTTCAATACGAGAAGCCTTTTGTTTCGACCAATAGCTCAATTGTTTTAGATTTTGTGAGATATTGCTAAGGATTCTTTTATCATCCCGCCTTTCTTTTTTAACCTGCTCAGGATCAAGGTTCCGGGTACTTATTGGATCAGCATCAACCGTTTTCTTTCCAACATGGATATGGATAGCCATTAGATCAATCCACCAAGCGTACGATCAATGATACCGGCGTCAAAAACCCAGTCATTAGTACCACCTTCTTTCGCATACTTCAAACTTGGGGCTTTTTGAAAAGCTACTTGCTGACAAGTAATTACGTCACCGAGATGAGTCAAAGCCACCGTTAAGGTGTTCTGTCCATGGCTAGCCGGAGAGGCTGTTTGCAAAGCATACATAGCTGACAGCTTTGCATTAGTAGGAGAGGTTTTCAACAAGGTAACGGTGACAACCCCGGATTTATCGGCACCAAGGGATTGCATTGGAGTACCATCCGCGGCAATAGTCATGGTGTTGATTGGACTAGTTGGATCAATGCTTATACCTTCTTCCGAGGCAGCTGCCCCTTGCCCCAAGTTGATTGCTCCACCTGGACCAACAAGCGCCGCATTGACCTCTAAAAATGAGTAAGTGGTCATCTAAACTCCTTATCTGTTTACGTTAATAGTAATGTCCACAGTGTGGATTGCGCCAGCCAATTTAGCGGCTACTTGGATCGGGACAGATCTACGGGCGGCTCTATCGGCTGCGAATTGTTGGGCTACCGGTGGTGCGTATACATAGAAGCCCTTCGGTAAGAAATCATTTTGTTCCAAAATACCAAAACCACCTGAAGTCCAAGTACCAGGTGCCAATAAACCATTCCTAACCGCTTGGGAACAAACCCCTTCAATAGCAGTCACTAAAATATGATGCCCAGGATCTGTTTGTGGAATCTTGGTCAAGCTAGTGTACAGTAAATTGAAAACTTCGTTCTGAATCTGTAGCGCCAACCAATCGGTACCAGTTATGATATCCAGGAAGTCCCCACTAGAGACAACCCCTTTTTCAATGATGGCGGTATCGTTGTTATAAGATACGAATACGTTGCATTTGAAATTTTCCAGGTTAGTAACCTGATTGCTATTCAAAGTTTCTGGGACAATTCCAGGTTCCTGTTTATACATCAAGGTGATTACAGTGTTGTTACCATTGTAATTCACCGTCAAGATACGTCCAAGCAAAGAACATACGGAATAGGGATTTGAGCTAGAGTATTGTACCACTGAACGCTTATACTCTGCCTGACTTAACAAATAAGCAATATTCGTAGTATCACCAGAAACCAGGACACCAGCTTCTTGTGTGGATACCCCGTAAAGGTGCTTGGTGTCGGTAGCTTCAAGATAAGCAGCAATCGCTTGGTGGTCAGCATTAGAGGCTGAACCAAGGACTGTAGTGGCATACCACCGTTGGCCATAATCTGCATCAAACTTAGAAACAGCAGTCACTGCAGTTTCTGCAGCAACACCGTCGGATACATAGGCTCCAGAACTAGTAGCACGCATCCCCAACATCAAAGAGATATCTGTTCCGGTAGATGGAGCCACCAAGAAACTCACATTGGATAAGGCTCCGGCAGTTCCTGATTCGATCACAAAACGGTTGTAATTACCATCCCAAACACAAGTGGAACCGGTCATAAACGAATTCAAAGCTGTTTGGATTAAAGCAGCAACACCGTTGAGATTCGTCACAGTGGCAAAGCTACCTACGCCAATATCAGACGGTGCTCCACCGTCAATAGCTACCCGAAAGGATGGGGTGGTAACCGCCTTCCAAGACGCTAACTGCTGTTCAGCAGCACTAAGGGTTTTGCCGGTGAGGCGACCTTTTGTAGCTGTTTTCGCCCAACGCCCAATCAGTAATTCGTTTGGTTGAGGAGCTTGTTCAAACCATAATAAAGCAGCCAGGTACTCTTCGGCACTAGTACCGAAATCACTGGCTACAGCATCGATTGAGGCGTAAGTTCTGAAACGTTCGATAACATCAATTACCGTGGAGGTTCCAAGAATCAACAAGGTGGAAATATTCTGCATCTGAGCGGCAGAAGGAGACAGGTTTACATCAACGTTGATGAGCCTGCTAATCGGTAGAGCCTTGGCCATGGTTGCTCCTAGTTGGTAATTAAAACATTTTCAGTATAATGCTCATTGTTGATATCGACTTCAGCAGAGAGCAGATTAAGTATTGGATACCTTAGGATTATCCGGCGTCTGAGGGTAAAAGGCAAATCCACCCGGTACAGCCAACGTTCTTTAATAAATTCTGGAACAGTAATTGGTTCTTCTGAACCAACCAAATTCATCTCATTAGCCGTCAACAAGTCCCGGTTCTGGGCAATTTGCATCCCCTCTTGGAACAAAAGGAGGCTGGTATCAGCATCAGTTCCATAAAACGAAGCCAAGCAATGGAGCAATTGGTGCCTGCGGATCTCATCATAACCGTTGTTAGTACCCCAATGCTGTTGACTAGCAAAAGGGTCATTCTCCCGTCGAACGATTCCAAAAGCACACCAATTGATTCCGAAATCCGGGATGTTAGCCGGTTCTGGTTGCCACCTTGGCCTAACCAGATCAGGAGCTAATCCTGTAATCCCAGTTATCCAATCATGTATAATATTTTGGAGAAGTTCTCCATCGAGAACTTCCGGATTTGAATTAGGTAAAAGGAAACCGCCAGTGGCGCTGGTGTTAGGCATTAGTTACAATTTTACCGTTTATCCTGCCGAGCACATTTGGAATAGGTTTATGATTAACCGGGCCTCCACCACTTTTTTGATCTCGATCCCAAAGAGCTAAAATCTCCTTGTCCGTATACCCTTTGTTTTTAAAATAGGAGTAATCGGATTCACTCCACATTGGGTGCTTTTTCAAAAAAGCGGATGGAGTAGCATCTTTAGCTTTACTATCCTCAATAACGAATCTATCTGGAGAGATGCGGACATCTGACTCTCCCGGTCTGGCAAAATAAGGCCGATAAAGGTTTGGCCCAATTTTATAGAAAACAGTCCCGTTCGGGACCACTTTACCATTCGGAAGGCGGATATCGATATTACTGACGTACTTAACAGCATCTTTAGCCTTCTTTTTTCCAATATGAATATGAATTGCCATTACCACTCCCTCGCGGAAAATATATCTGAAACAGTACCAAGGATATTGATCGCATTGGCAGTTATTGGGTAGCCGGCTGGTGGAAAGCATTCGCCAGGGGCCAAAGTAAAAGAACTAGCCCCGACAGTAGCTGCTCCGAGGTCATTAATATGCATCGGATTCAGACTTCTATTCTGGATCAGAAATCCAGACCGGGCACTATTAGCCGCAATAGCGACTTGGGAGACACCGGTTGCGGTAATGGAACCTGATTTATCAGTAATCGCCTCTAATCCTTCGACCAGTAATTGCTGAGGTACCCCAGAAGCATCTAAGACATTAAGTTTCATAAAACTCCAACGAAGCCTGCATTAGCTACATTATTAAAAATGAACTTCCCTTCGGAAGTCGGATCGGTATTATTATCTACCATTTCCATGGACTCGGCTTCGATTTGATAAAAACCAGCCCCAAAATGCGGATACAAGTCTATAGCTTTCACCACGAACCTACTATCCCGCCAAACGATTACATCTGGCTGGAAGCCTTGAACCGCTCCCCGTAAACGAGCTTTAGTGACCACAGTAATGGATCTGGTGAACTTTTCATATTCTTCGGGCCTGTCTAGATCATTTGGTGACCCAACAGTCACTACACCAGAAGTCCTGAAAGGTAAGATAGTCTGAATTGACCGGCCGTATTCATCCACCACCTCAGAACGGCGCTCTACTGTAAAACTATCCGCGAAGTCCGGATCAGTTAAAACTGAGGTGACATCTAGAAATGGCATTTACTTTATCCTCAAGGGTTTCTTCTTTTCTGCAAGAATACAGATATACTCAAGCATCTGTATTCAAACCTTTAAGCTGCTATGGTATGTGCTTGCCTAGTGAGGTTGTTACCTTTGGTATAATAAGATTTGCTTTCATCCTCATTCCCTTTTCTTGCAGCCGACATCCCTTTCTCATAAGCGGAAATAGCCTCCGCGTAAACTTTAGCCGCACCAGGTCTATTGCCTGCAGCTTCTTGGAAAGCTGCTGCATTCTTGATTGCGGATCTACAAAGGGCTATCATAGATTGAGGATTGAAAGCATCAGTGGTTTTTCTTTTTCCTACGTGAATGTGGATATGTTTAGCCATTTTTCTTTTTCCTTACACCATAGTCGATTGAGTTACTGAGTAACGGTCATTTGTTTAGTCAATATAGTATGGTATTATTTAGATACTGATATTTTGAAACGGTTTCCGTAGGGAAGCTTCCGCTGCCTTGTACTCCCTAGAGACTCGTAATTTTTCGGCTCTTGGAACCTCAGCCCCAGAAGATTCTTTTTTGTATATTTCCATCGATAAAGCCGAAAGCCTCTTAACATCACCCACTAATCTTTCATATTCTGAAAGAGCTTTTTTAATAGCTTGGACCTTAAGGTTGCATCTCCGTTGCCCTTGTGGATCATTTTGGTTTGTATATAGTTCTGAGGCTGTTTGATAAGACTTAATGGCTTGGTTAGCGACATTTTCAAATGGAAACCCGGTGTTACCTGATCGTAATTTTTCAATAGCATGGTTAGCCAATCCTTCGAGGACTCGAGGATCTTCCGAATCTCGAACTCTGGAGGTAGTTTTCATTCCTATATGAATATGAATATGTCTAGCCATTTTTCTTTTTCCTTACAATGTAGTTAATTGAGTTGCGAAGCTGCCCGGTATTAATTAAAGGCTTAGCCAACCCAAGGGAAGGCATTTCCCCGGCTTTTCTAGCAGCTAATTCCGCGGTGGCACCTTTTACCCCTCTTCGCGCTCTTATCCTACCTTTCAAGGTAGAGTCGGCTAGTGGAGGTGGGATTCCTTCATTAATAGCTGCGCGTATTTTAGCTTGAGCTATTAATCCGGCTTTATGTAAAGCCAAACGGCCGGCGTTTTCATTACCATCCAAAACTTCATCCGCTCCCCACTTAAGAGCCCGAATAACATCACTTTTAGCAGAAGCTATTCCAGGCCTCATAAAAGGCCTGGCTGGAATATTCCTAATCGGGGAACCGTTGTCATGAATATAGGCCAGCATTGAATTGGTCGGACCATTATCCTGACGTTGGGTATTATCTTCTGGAACACCAACAAGAACTTCCGCATCAACCAAGGACGAAAGCCTGATCTTCACATCCGGCAGTAGATCCAAGGTCATCTGCAAGGCGTTCTTGAGGTTCACCTCAGTTCCCGTAAATATTTGAACCAATTGGGCCTGGCCAACCAAGACCAGAACCAGAAGGAACTTGGCCAATACCTACTTGTACTGGCCCAGCTCCGAACATTCTCATCAACCGAATAAAGCGAGTCCCATAAACGGTCATGTTCCAATGGCCTGCATCGGCTTGAATCCCAGAACCAGTATCATAGCTAATTGATACTTTGTCAACCGATTTGCTCGAAAGAGGCCCAGTTTGTTCACCTGGGATACCTCCATTAGCTGCAACCGCTTGGTTCCGCGCTTCAATGGTAACATGGTGAGCCACAAATAAAGCCGCTCCAAGATCTAACATACTGCCCCAACGAGGTGCATTCAACATCAAGTAAGCCAGATTTAACCAATACTCCAAAGCAGAGTTTGGATAGGCTACTGTACTGGCGAACTCCGGATAATCGGAGCGAAGTTGTTGGGGTGTAATGGTCATTTACTTTATCCTGAGTACAATATCTTTTGCCTTCCGGATAAGTTTCAAAGCATCCTCGATTCTGGAATCACCATCTTGGTCAATATCATCGCTTCTTTGAGCAGATAAAAGTTCATAGTGGGCTTTATCCAGGGCCAACGTAGCTTGACCAACATTATAGGAATAATCAGCATCAGTGGTTTTCTTTTTGCCAATGTGGACGTGAATATGTTTAGTCATGGTTTTCCCCTTGTTCCCAATACTTTCTGTTATTATCGTTCAGCTGTTGAAGAGATAGGGATTCTGCTACAGGTAAAAAAGAAACATCATTCTCTTCCACCTGAGCAAGATCCTTTATTGGAAGGCCAACTGGTTTATCGACTTGGCCTTCCATATTAGCCTACAAAAATAGTTACACCATTGGCTTTTGACCACCAATGATCTGCGTGGGAACGTTCCATTCGTTGAGTACCTGCTTGGTAGGTCACACTTTTATGGTGATCAAGGTTCAAGATGTATTGCTTAGGAACTACAACAACCACAGTATGCAATAACTCACCAATGAGGGCTGGGGTAGGAACCGATTCAGGTTCTTTACCTTCACTTGCATCTTCTTCAACCGTAGGTGTATCAGAGGCTTCATCAGTCGAATCTACTACTTCCTCAACCACAGGTTCCTCAGGGACAACTGATTCAACCACAGGTTCCTCAGAAACTACATCGGTAGCTTCCTCGGTAACGGGATTGGTCGAAGGTACAGCGGCCTCTTCAGCCGCTGCTTCAGTTGCTTCCCATGGTTTTTTTGCTTGCGCTTTAGCCATGAGAGTTCTCCTTAGATTCCGTCAAAGTAACCGATAGTTTCCGGATACACCGCTTCAACCGCACCAAGGCGGCAAAAGTATGTGGTTTTGTGGTAGATACTATCATATTGAACGGGAGTACGTTGCAATAGGGTCATTGGAAAACGAACACGGTTTTTCTCTTTCGTGTAGACGACTGCCCTGTCCACAGTACCGGTAGTACCTAAAGTACCACCAACACCTGCACCAATTAACCATTTTACAGGTAAGATTTCCAACGAACCGCGGCCAGAAGTAGTCAACAAATTGTTTTCTTGGATATACTTCAAGATTGAAACGTTACCAGCGGCGGAAACCTTTTGAGTGCTAATGTAACCAAATTGAGCAGGCGGCAATAGCAACCGGGTAGGCATAACGGCCCAAGCTGAAGCGGACCAGACTGAAGTCAACATTAAGTTAACATCGGCCAGGATCTCATCCGGAGTTTTATCGGACCAATTGGTTGAACCAGCTACACCGTTCGGAAGGTTTTGAACATTGGTTACCAAGGAGTTGTTCAACAAACCGGTGTCACCAGTAGTCGAATCACCAACGTAAACCTGCTCATCAATATCCATCTGATGTTTCAGAGCCAAGCCTTCGTATTTTTGGTTGTCAATTGGACGGCCCAGCTTGGCAGCTGATTCCAATTCCAAGATAGAGTATTTCAACTCCATAGCCCAAGGACGCAATTGATGTGGAATTTTAGCGATATCCGCAGCAATACCAGAGATCTGATTGGTATCTTTACCGATCCAAGCTTTACCGTTACGGATACCATTACCGGTTCCTAAACCACCAGAAGCGGCGAAGGTGCTTAAGGTAAAGGATGAAACTTCATCCGCTATGGTTACGTCTTCTCGTAAGTCAATATCTCGACCCCAAGTTACAGAAGCCAATGGCTCATGTAAGGTTAAGTCCAGGCGCTCCAGCTCACCAACCAAGAAAGCCCCGGTTGAGTCAACAGTGCGTCCATCATGTGTTTGAAAAGAGTTACCTAACGGACGACCCATTTGAGTACCAGAGCGGTCAATAGTACGGTAGCCAGAGTCATCGAAGGTCATAATGTCTCTGGTCTTACTGCGAGTGATAATAGCCGGTGCTAATGCAAGGGCGATATGTTTACCTAGTTTGCTCATCTTGAACCCCTATTAAATGTTAAAAGCAACTTCGACTACACCAGAGGAATCAGGTGAGCCGTTGAAAGTAGCGTTTGCCAAAGCTGCTGTGGAGCCACCGGTCGCGGAAGCTTCAAACTGACCTTGTACGTGAGCCCCAGAAGAAGCCGCACACCAGACATAGACTGGGTTACCTTTTTTAGGTGTACCAGTCACTTTTGCCATGATGTAGCCCGAACGTAGGATATCGATGGCACCAGCAGGTGGAACAGCATCTCCGAAAGTAGCTTCACCGAAGTTACTGGCAGAAGATTGTTGAAAGGGATAGGGTCTAACGGAAACACCGTAGGCCACAGTTATAGCAGTGTCACCAGCTGCAAAAGGACGAACAGTTTGGTCTGTTTGGTCGACCAGAACGGCGTGGCCAAATGCTCCAACAGGAGTTCCGGTATCGTTTAAAGCAGGCTCAATGCTAGACGGATGGGTACGGTTTACATCGCCCGCGAAACCAGCTCCCATACGGAAACCGAAAGCCGCATCACGGGTTTTCATTCTCATTTTCTTCATATCAAATCTCCGTTATGGAAGGGTTATTTTACAGCGTATTTTTCGCGGTTGCGAGCATTCAGTTCAGCCAAAGTCAAAGGTTTAGGTGATTTTGGTAATTGAATAGAATCCCGGGTACCGGAACTATTATTCATCCGGCGTTTTGTAGCAGCGGCTGAATTAAACAAAGTGCGAACAGCGTCGCAGGTCATGTTTTTAGTGTTCATCGGTTTACCAAGCAACAAATCGTCCAGGATGGGTTTAGAGGTACTGTCCTTGTAAGCCAGGTCCAAAGCTTTGCGACGGAAACCACAAATCTTTTTAAAGGTTTGCATTGGTTTTGTGGCACTATCGAAAGTCGGTTGCTGAATACCTGGAACCAGGATCTCGGCAAGAGCTACGGTGTCTCGGTAGGATTCACCTAAGTAACGAGAATCTTGGGCTTTGGCAGCTTCTTCTTCCAAACCTTCAGGAACTTCATCCAACATAGCCTGCTCTGAGGATTGCTCATTTATATCCAGGTCTGGATCGGAATCTTCGACTCCACCACCCAGTTGAGCTCTTAACTCATGGATAGCTTCCCAAAGAGCGGCATGCTCTGCAGCATTCTGTTCCCATAACTCGTCATCGTTGGTACGGAAATCTTCACCATCATCCTGACCATCAACATGAATGTGGATATCCTCATCCTCTTTCTCAACCGGTGGTTCAAATTCTTCATCACCAGAAACTGCCCCAATTTCTAGTTCTGCAGCGTCTTGGATAACATCTTCCAATTCCGCCTCATCTTTCGCTTTAAACGAACGACGCAGCAGGGAAGCTAGTTTGTCATGGATGCTTCTTGTCTTTCTGGTTTTCATAATTACCTCTGTTTTTGAAATTTCAGGTTTCTCGTCTTTAATTGCACAACGTGGGCCACATCTACCTTGTTCTACTAAGGCTACATGGTTAATGATAATGTTTGTTTGTTTGCCTATACCTGGGGCTAATTGGACATAGTCTGCCTCATAACCTAAGCTAACCTCCCGTTTGCCTTCTTGAACTGCTTTTATACCATCCTCTGTTGTAATCAAAAGATCAGCTAAAAGCAAATCATCAAAAGCGCCAACACCTCTGCGGACGTTAAGCATTATTCCATGGCTAAGTTCTTTCCATAGGTTTGGTGTGACATCGTCATCGGGATGGTCATTAGTAACTGATTTACCTTGAGCGCTGGCAATAGTCTCCGGTCTGAAAACATCGGCATCTTCACGGTGAATCTTTACAAGGCCATCTGGACCTGCTTCAACTGGAGTTTCATTTGGGCCGTAAATCATCATTCCGGTCCTGGCCACAGGTACATCTTCACAAAGCAAAAAACCCTCAGGAGTAAAACTCTGTTTTGGTCCAATCTGCTCTATGGTATAAAAAGTACTTGTAGCCATGTGTAACCCTTAAAAGAAAGAACCATTAAAATCCCAATTGGACCCGGTCATTTGTGCAATACACGGAGTCCCTGTTAAGGCTGATACGTTTAATCGAATTTGAGTTGCACCATCTGTCTTGATCTTATAAAATCCCGTAGCCGTCAAAGATCCATCCGTATCAATGACACCCGCAGCGGTACCTAAGGCTGGCGGAGCCCAGAAGTTTACAGAAGTCCAATTAGTTTTAGTAGCACCGACATCATTAGTAATTTGGATAGCAGAAGTTAACCCAGTACATGTACCTGAAACTCGTAGTGCCACAATTCCAATATCATTAAGTGGCATAACAGTTGAGGTGGAAGCTCCAACTGGTAGGGTAATGGCTGCAGTTTGAGCCATTGGCTCGTATAGCGGTTTACTAATAGTGTAGGCGGAGGAGGTAGGGGCATAAAACATAGAGCAGAACATGGGTATAACCAATGTTCCGATAAACTTGAGAATCGATAAGATTTTCATTACATCTCCTAAAATAACGTGAGGTTAATTATTAAGGCTTAATTATTAACCCGTCATTTGAAATAAGCAACAAAATTATTCAATCAAAATTATTTCTAACAACCATGAAGGTTTGTATATCACTTGGATACATTGAAGTACCGTCCTTTACCTCTAATTGAATTTCGTATTGTCCAAGCTGGGAAAATGTTCCAACCTCGGTGAGGAGCACTTTACATCCACCATTGATACCAACATCGATTAAAGTAGCATCTTTCGAAATCAATACCTTGTTTGGTGGAAGAATGTGTACAGTAACGGTATAAGCACCTAGGTTAACAGCTCTATTCCCAGAAGATATACGGAAATTGAATAACACGTTTTTCGTATTTCGTCGCAGCTTCATCGGCTCATTTCCACAATTTTAAATGGTTCAAAAGTATGTTCTTTGTTTAAATTTTGAGCTAAATTAAACTCTGTTTCAATGTTAAAAGGAAGACTGAATTCTGTATTTATGTCAAACATAAAATTCACAATCTCCGGCATGGTTATAGTCGGTGCCTGTGTGATGGTTGGTGCAGTGAGTGAGATTGATGATATACCACCAACAGCAGCAACTACTGCAACACCTTGTATCGACGGTGCTGTAAGCGTGATACCGGTGAAATTACCCGATCCCATCACCACAGCAACAGCCGATATGTTCGGTGCGGATAAATCGATTGGTTGTAAGCTACCTACCCCTACTACACTACTAGCACCGACGACTGAAGCATTGGGTGCCAATAGATCAACTGAATCGATAGTACCCGATGCTATTACTGTACCGACTGTTGTCGCGGTTGCGTTCGGTGCTGATAGATCAATTGAATCGATATTACCTGAAGCACTCGCGTTTGTTATTGCACTCGATGATGGTGCTGTCAATGTTGTTACAGCAATTGACCCTGAAGCGATAGAAGTGCTTACAGTAATTGCTGTCGCATTCGGTGCTGATAGGTCAATGATAGGTAGTGATATACCGACAGTTGCACTTGTTGTCACACTTGTATTCGGTGCCGACAAATCACACGAAGCGATAGTACCAGAACCTGTTACGGATGTGCTGCTTATCGAACTGAAAAAGAATGACCTATGCTTCGGCTCAATAATTTGCCAAGGGTTAGCTGATAACTCTCTCAGTTCCAGCTCGGTTAGCGCTTTATTGATCCATCCTGCCAGTAATACCGGGCCTGCCGATGTAAACGACACAGAACCAAGTTGAGGTCGATAGATAGAGCCAACAGATAGACTGTCGGCATACATAGTGCCAGAGCCTGAAGTGCTGGTAGTGTTACTTGAAATAATACCGTTTAAGCAAAATAGTCTGCTTGCGTTGTTAGTTTGCGAACATGCAAAAAATGTTGGAAGCCCTATTGTAGGGGTTCCAACGTTTCCGACATATACACGACCTAAACCGCCACGAGATACCAGCGAGTATTGCCCACTTGCATTGGTGCCTAACCCAAATTCTGTGTATTTTTCTTGAGCTGATGCATAGCCATTGACTAATGATGCCCATGTTTGATTTATTGCTGTAGAAGTTGGAACAAATAGGACAAACAGTGTTCCAACAATATTGCCGTTGGTTACGCTTGCAGTTGTTAATGACTGGTTATATAAATACTTTGAACCAGTACCATCCCAACCCACCCCGGCTGAACTGACTACCTTTGCTGGCGAGTTATTACCACCCGTATTAGGTAACAGTGGGTTTATCAGCTCATTACCAAGAACTAAAGCTTTGAGATTTCTAGCAAAATAGTTGTCACTCGCTAAACCAGCAAATTGCTGTGGCTGTATATTCTTTAGTATTGGGTATTTGATAATACCCATTTACGCACTGTCGCCTACGAAAGTTGTGTAATAAACAGCATGGCCGGAAGCCGCCAAAGCTGCGCCTGATTCATTCTTGCAGATAGGTTTAAAGTATGGCGGTACATACCCAAGACACGCCGCCACACTAAACGATTTCCTTTGCTGTGTGCTGTTCGTATTAAGTGGAACAGTGCCTAAAAAGCGCAGATTAGCTTCGTCAGTTGTAGTTGTGCCGGTTTCTGGCCCAGTGCCGAAATTGGTATTGTCAAAGGAAGGTTTTAAAAATACCACTAACTGTTTATTGCTCGACACAGTGCCAGGCGTAACCTCGACCTCAATAACCACGTCAATCGGGTCTGTCGCTGAAACGTCAACAGTACCCGCTGAAACATAAGTTCCATTACCTAGCGAGTTCAGCGCTGAAGTTGTCAGTGTGGTTCTAGTACCGGCTTTAACTGTAATAGTTGCCATTAGATTAACTCCCTTGCTTGGGCAATGTCTTGGGCTGTTACATTTAGCCCGACTTCATCTAATCTGCTTATTTGCTCAGTAGCAATGGTAAGCAACGTTGCTTTATGCTCTTCAGTGAAATCGGGTATAAGAGGTTCCGCAACCAGAGCGTCTAACAAGGCAATGAACTTGACCTGTACCATAGGGATAGTAAGGTCAAATACCGGAAAGTCCTCTAATGCCAGAGTTACTGCTTTACAAGCAGGTGCGCTGCTTTCCATGATTGGGATTCTGACATCGATCAACGACAGATATTGCTTAATGTCATGAGCCGTTATCTTCCCCAATCGCTGAACATCTTTGCGTTGCAACACCGCAAGAACAGCCCCATCATTACCTTGAGATAAATCAAAAGCGATTTCTTGAGACAGTGGGCCAGTCGTTAATTCATCAATCAAAGTTGACATTTTACGGCCTCAGCATTTCTGGTATTTCATTAACACTAATCATCCCTTCGAACGTTAACAAACCAGGATTCCCTGTTGTACCAGTGCCGGTTGCCAATGCCCTTTCGGCGTTGGTTGCGTTACGCTTTGAAAGTGCTGTTGCTGCCGTAGTGGTTGCACTCGCTGCACCAAACGAATCAATAAAGCCTTGTCTTACATTAGTTTTACTCGGGTTTATATACTCGTCTTTACACATCCATTCCCATATGCGTGCCTTGCCTGCTGTCAATGCATCTACCGCAGTCCATACGATTGCTGAATCTCGATACTCTTTGCACGAAACATTAGTGCGCCAAACTATAAAACTTGAATTAGCGTTAAACCAGGCTGCAACAGTCATATCATCACCGTTTGTAATGGCTGTTGCCAGTGTTGGCTCAGCTAATACCGCTGCCTTGAGCGTGGTTTTTTGTGTACTGTCTAGCGCTAATACACTAAATGTCATGCTTAACAGCATAATGAAATATAAAATTCTTTTCATGTTGACTCCTTACGCGTTGATATAGAATGGTGATGTGTAATCCAGACCAAATGTACCAGCAGTCACCGACACCGTTCCACCGAAGTCCACAAAATGCAACAGGGTATCAGTTGCTGCCGACCCTGAGTTTTTGTAAATGATAGCACCAACCGCAGTGATAGTCGCTGTCGTCCAGGCAGTGAGATTGTCAGTGTAAGTGACTGATTGACGATTGTTGGTTGTGTCCAGAGCATCCAACGTGAATGCTTGAGCCACACCACCAGCAGTATAACCAGTACCTGTGATCTCATTCGTCACATCAGAACGGTTCACCCATGCATCCAGGTTTGCATCCGAAGGTATAGATGACACCAATAACACTTTACAGGTCATTGTATCGAAATCTACATCAGCTTTTGCTAATGCGCGAGGTAAGTTTCTAAAATTAGCTGAAGCCATGTCATGACCCTCTTGTCAAAAATTTAATTCTGTCAATTATACGCACTGTTCGAACAACCTCAGAGTCTTTTTTATGACGTTCGAATGTGGCCGTTTCGATATGTGGTTCGTGTTCGAGTATTCTCAAGCATAAATCTAAATGGTGATGGTTTTCAAATCTCCCTCGTTGAAAAACCATACGACTAATATGACAATTATTATCGATCATCTTTAATGCACAACTACCATCGTATATCGGCAGTACATTGAACGGTACTGACGCATCAACCGGTTCACCGTAGAACCGTGCTGAGTACATTAACCCTTCGGAACACCCTCGACATTCCTTATGGAGGATACAGTATGTTTTCATTGAGAGTTAGATACCAACCAATGAATATAGACCAATGCCGACCAAATAATGAATAGAGTTCCCATTGTCACAATGAGTTGCCATCTTTTTGATCGATCTGTGGAGCGTCTTGAATGTGTTCTTTTTTCAACATAACAATCGGTCATTTCGTAACCTCAGAAAAGAACTTCTCGATCATTTTTTTCGGTAAGTGTTTCAAAGCCATCAATGTTTCTTCAGCGAAGCACGCGAAAAAACCGGCAAACACTATCGCCGGGTGGGTGGGTATCAACATCCAGGCCGCAACACTAACCATTAAGAAGCTGACCCCCATTGCCATCATCAGGAAGCGCATCCACCGCCTGAAGCACAGGCTATGGGAACTCCCGCAACTATCTTCGAAGGCCGTCCGAGTGAAGCTAGCCACAAATGCAATAACAAATGCACCCCAATATGGGCCAGTTATGAATGTTGTAGCCAATCCTGCTGATATGGTCAGGATTGTTTCTGAAACGGGTGTCGCCACTATTTCACTCCTTTTGCAGCACCTTCGATTATAAGGCTCAAACCTTGGTTTATTTGTTTCATTCCTTCCACTCTATCAGCGTTATATCCATCTAGTTTTAAATACCGTGATCCATCGGTTCGCGTTTCAAACCTCGCTCCATCTAGCGCCGTAGTCGTGCCAAATTCCCACCCTTCGGCCTTGGTGCTGCCGTCAGGGTGAGCTTCGTATGTAATGTGGCTACATGCTGTGAGCAGGAGCAGTAAGCTAGTTTTTAGAATCATCAGACATTACACCCATACCACCCGCAACCGTAGCGCCAAGATACATTAAATCCTGCACAGATATATTTCCCCAAGACTGTATTAATCCAGCAATGCCAACAACTAACCAGATAGCATTGCGTTTCGTGCTCGGTTGATTCCAGTGGATTTTCATCGTTTCAGCCTTGATCTAAATAAAAATTTAACCAATCGCCAACACCGAATTGGCATAGATACGGCTTTCCATTTTTTAAACATAACCGTTTAACAACTCTTTCACAGTCATGCATTTAAGCGCCCCCGAATCATGTCGAGTTCTAACGCCTGCCACAATCGTTTCAAAATCGGCAAGATTGATTCTTTGCCCAGTTGCGCCGGATAAGTCAATCTGGTGGAACATGCCTATCGAGTTTGATTTTCTTGTGACGTTAGCATCCAGATTTGTCAGATATTGGGCTGGCGTACCCGTAACAGTAACGCTCCAACCCATGTTGCGCGGCTCAACATAATTTGGCCGTTCATTTAAGAAAAACATCGGCAATGTCGTTGAACCAGCCGCATCATTTCCAACACCACGCGCTAATTTAATGCCCAGTGTTTTAAGAAAATCTAAATCTTTTTTATAAGATCGTAATACACCGTTAGGAAAGACATAGACTTCTGGGAATACACCAATACCAACCAAATAATCATAATTAGCTTTAATATCTGCATAAGCTGCTTCATCTGACGAAAAAGTATTAAGCGCTGATAAACCGTGCACTTGTAAGTCATGCCCTCGATTAACCAAGTCAATCAACTGACTTTTAGTCATATAGTTTGCAGTATCTATTTTTTCGCCGATAATGCTAAAAGTGCCTCTAAAACCATATGCTTCTAACAGAGGCGCTGCAAGCGTGTAATGCTCCAGATAGCCATCGTCAAAACTGAATGAAAATGTGGGCGTTTGTGAAATATCCGCATAAGCTGGCCCGATTGAGAAGTTAACACCTGAAGTTGCGCCGGTTGTGTCAATTCTAACGCGCAGATTAACAATAGATGTGGTGTTTGGTACTGCGGCATAATAGCTAAAAAACCGCCAACCATTACCCTGATAATCGCCGTTATTTGTAATCGTAACTGCCGTTGTGTCGGTCGTTGCTAAACCTGATACGCCCGCATAGATCGTTAAAATGCTAACCTGTGACCAATCGTCAAACTTAATCCACACGCCAAGCTCTTTTCGCGTTACCGTGGTTTTAGGGAAGCTTGTGAGAAGAAAGTTTGCATAAATACTCGTTGCTGATGCTGTATGAGTGCAATAAATAGCTTCACCGCCATCGACAGTTTCATCAACAACTAATGATCCAGTGCAATTGTTATAACTAGCTGTGAAACCAACGCCAGCCGTTGAGCTTGTCATTGAGGCGATATCTATAATTTTTTGTATACCGCCAGCCGCCCGCCAATTTGCGCGGCCTTGGTTGTTCTGGCTAATATATTTCAGTTTCTCTTGTCCTGGCTCACCTGAACCAAGGGACGGTCTAATAGACGTTTTCTTTCCGTGGAAACTAATCCCGGACGGAAATCCATTTTCAAGGCTAATATTGACACCAGGATCTGCCGAACTTATTGCTTTACCCATTTGAATTCTCCGAAGGATTAAATTTTCTTTGGATTATTAACCGATCCTATTTAAAAAGCAATTGATTTTAAATATCATCAATTATAGGTTCAGGGTAGCACCTGCAATTTGGAAATTGCCCGGCGTGGTAGAATTTACCAGGATCAACTTCTGGAGGATTATCCCATTCCACAATCTTACCGTTCATGGCTTTGTGGGTTGAGCGGACATCTCCATCCCCACTAGTTCGCCAATAATAATGAGTTGACCCGACATGCCTTGCTCTAGCCATAGTCAAACCAGATGCTGTCCTGGCCACCTCTGTCCTGGCAATCAGTTTAGCACGGTTTTCCGTTATCTCCCCGGTCTCCAAAATCTCTTTAGCAATATGATCGGCACGCCTCCCAGTCGCTAGTCCCTCTAAGGTTAAGAGGTGAACTCTTTGGGCAGCTTCAATAGGGAGGCTTTTGATCAACGAAACCTGGGTTTCCAGGAACTGGATTAACTCATTCTCCACCGGAGCATCTTGTAGCTGTTTATGAAGGGTTTTACCTATCTCCCGGCTTAGCTGAATCCAGTTACTTTCATCCTTCTTTGCTATTCGCAGAATCATCTTCTCAGCAGTAACTCTAGCCCAAGGGGATATGGTCTCCGCATACTGCTTAAGCATCTTGACTAATTCATCGGATCGCACCACCCCTTTGTCTACCATGCTTTTAACCATCCGATCAATCTGGCGAGTTACCATGCGGAGTTGCCGGGAGTATTCTTTCTCTAGGCGGGTAGCCAAGGCAAAACGTTCTTTTGCTCGACGTTTTTCATTCACAGCTTTTTACCGGCTTTGAAGTCTGCAATGGTCAACCCACCGGTGTATTGACAATGAGGATAATCCTTGAACTTGGTCCAACTACCACCCCACTCAAGGCCACAGGATTCTGCTATTTTGCCGCATTTTTTAAACAGGTCAATATCATTCCAGTCTATCTTTCCATGGTGTAATGGGGCAAAGTCAAATGCCACTCCCCATTGATGAAAAGAATCTCCGCCTTTGACTTGGGTTACCCGGTTGCCTGGCCGGCTACGACCTTGAGCAAATAAGATGTTCTGTTCTTCAATGGAGCGGTAGGTACAGGTGATAATTACATCGATACCAATGTCTTCACATTTACGTATAAACTGTCGGCATCTGGTAGCTACGGGTTGTTGTAAATCTTCAATCTTCCTACTAGCCATTCAATTCTCCAAGTAAGGTTATACCCATCCCCAGGTACACAAAGCTTCATAGCATACAGGATGCAGAGGGGAGGGTAGGTCAGTCAAATCGAACCACATACCGGCTTCTGATTCATCGTTTAATCTTGGTACAAATTCAAAATCTAATGGTTTTGTTGGTAGAACCAGTACCCCATCGTAAACAAAACCTTTTTGAGTATCAATCATATTAGGGGCAATGGCAAAACCAGTTTCTTCCGAGGTTTCTCGGATAGCGGTTCCAATAGGTGTTTCATTCCCTTCTATCTTGCCTCCAGGGCCGGCCCAGTACTCCGGATAATCTGCCCCTTCAGCACGGAGGAGTAGAAGCACTCGCCGATTCTTTGAGAAAGGAACTAAAGCCGCGGCCCGTAACTTAGTATCCGTGGTTTTTGGAGTATTCAAAACCTCTGGGACAACTTCCTCCTTTTGAGGTTCTTCACCGGGTACGGTTTCAGGTAGAGGAGGTGGTTCATTCTCCGCCTCTTCAATCATTTCGTCTGTAATGTTTGTAAAGATACCGGTGATTTTCGAAGATTGGCGCAACTCCCTTAAGGCACAGGCTTTGTCTACCAAACCAGATTCCTCTGCACGACTAACCACATCAAAAGTCTTTCCAGCTACCTCTCCTTTTTCGGAATCTGTATCTTGCCATAAGTTGTTGAACTGGAGCTGGAACCCTTCTGGTACCTTGATACCAAGAGAAGCCGCAATCGCCCGGTAAGCTTTGGTCATTGGGACTTGGAGTGTCCGAACCTGCTGTTGTTTAATAGTATCATAGTAGTTACGTAAATCTGCCTCCCCGGTACTGAAACCAGATGGACTTTGACCGAATAACCGCACCAACGGTATTTGCAGGGCTCCAGATAACTGCTGACTGAATTGTATTAAAGCGTCAGATAACCCACCGAAAGCCCCGTGGCTATCTGCGGTAAACTCATCATCTGCATCTAGCAAGGTAATGCCTTCAACCCCTTGGAATCGACGCATCATTTCAACATAAGCGGTTAGACCGGCCAAAGCCTCTCCACCAGCCGCTACCACTTCTCTAAGATCTTTGATTTTGTAAGTACGGAGGTAAGATTTGAAGACCAACTGAGCCGCCCCAGTGGTTGCCGAATCAAAAGCAATCATTCGATCATACAACCGTTCAAGAACTGATAAGCCCCAGAAATTTTCCATTAATCGTTGGCTATAGGGGAGGGTAACTCCTTCAAACCGGATACACCGGCTAAAGTGAATTCGTTGACCTATCAATGCTGGAGCGTTTGAAGTTACGCGATAATACTTAGGTTTTCCTAAGTTAGGGCCGAAATCTGTAACAAGATCATTAAAACTAGGTTCCACCATCCACCGATCCAGTGGTAGGAAACCACAAAACTGATCTTTACGAATGGTGTTTAATCGAAGCGGGGATTCAGTATCCTGGCCATCGATTAACATAACAGCTAGGCTACCACCATAGAGTCGGCCCCACTTAATAGCCTCATTCAATTGACTCCAGATGTCCAAGACGGTAGCTTCTTCCTCAATAGCTGCAATGTAATCTGGACTCAATTCACCACGGATAGAGACGCCGGCCCGGGTCATATCATCAGCCACAGTATCCACGGCGATACCACCGATCCAAGAACCACGGTGAATCCATTCAAGTAGTACTTTATTGCGGGTGACCGGGTTGAATCCATAGGATGAAGTGGTCATTGGGTTATCGGCCCCAATCCCGAGGTTGTGTGCAAAATTTACAAAACTATCTACGGTTTTTGAAGTTTCTTTAGCCTCAGCCTCAGCCTCTTTTGCATTCTTGATTTGTTGCTCGATATTCATTTTTTCCCCAATTTAGACCAAACGGCTATAGAATTACCTGTCAACATTCTAAAAGCCCCTGATGAACCATCAACACGGTCATCATGAGCTTTTGAAGGAAAAGCTTCTAGTTCATCAAAATACCCTTCATTCCAAGAACCTCTCAGGATATCCACATTATTGTTTTGCCATTGAGCGGCAAATGGATCTGCGCGGGTTACTTTATCCCCCGTCTCCCTAACGACCTCGACAGGGAATCCGGCTAAGAGGCTGACATAACTCTCGGCTTGATCCTTACCAGCCTGACCAGGATCTTGCGGTAATCCGATCTTAACTTGACGGGTATCATTGCTTGCGGTACGAAGAACCAGTTCCCGAACAGAACCAGATTTCTTACGGCAGTGTATAACATCCAGGACTATGTATCTACCATTTTTTCGAAGCCCCATCAAAACACCGGCTGTCCAATCCGGATCAGGGTTATCTTCACCAGGTTCTGTGGCGGCCAAGTCCCAGTAACGGACTAATTTTATTATGTCATCAGGGATTGAATCAACTAAGGTGATCTCATGCCTTTTGAAATACATTCCAGCGGATGGCCGTACCTTCCAGTTACCGCCCAGGAGCCTTTCACGCTCGACACGAGAGAGGGCCATTAAATTGGCACGGTAGCCAGGGTCGGCTTTTAGAAGGGCCGGATTATCTTCCAGACGAGCGCGAATAAAGGTAAAACTCTTTGGCCTGACATCCGTACCGTATTCTTTTATCAATTCTTCTGCTGAGTCCGCCCAAATTATAGTATCACTTAATCGAATGAACCATCTAATCTTACCGGAGCGTTCTTCAATCGGGGAACCATCTTCATCAATCCACCAAGCTATGAAACGGGCCACCCAACTATCCGCATCTGGATTAGTAGTGCCTCGGATGTAAGGGCGGACTCCACACATTGATCGGTTTCTGGAAAGCATATAAAAGAATTGCTTTTCTGTGAAATGGGTCAACTCATCAAACATGATAAGTGGGATCTGGGCACCCTGCCAGTCTAAAACAGAGTTCTCATGTTCCAGGTGGGCCATACGGATCTTTCCACCTTTGTTCCAACGCCATTCCAAGACATGATTGACCGGCCTACCGTTCGCCCAAGGGTAAAGCTTCATGGCCTCATCCCATAAGCCGCCCGGATTGCGGATCTGAGTGGTGTTCCGGCGGAAGATTACTGTATAGAATTCAGAATTCGTGGTTACATGGCGAAGCGGCTCCATGAGGAGGCCGAAAGATTTACCTCCACCGGCTGAACCACCATAGAAAACGATATCAGCTTCACTAGCTAAGAATTGCTCCTGTGGACCAGGTTGAGGTCGAATAGTCTGCCTGGCCGGTTTACTCGTCTTCTTCGAAAGCTTCTTCTGCATCACGATTATTGGATGGAATATAGAATTGAACGAAGCTTGCTTCTTTTTCGCCGGTTGGGTCGGTGAAGGTAGTCTTAGTCGGCATGTCCAATCCAAATAGTTTTGACCGGCGCTCGGATACTTTAACCACCCGATCAATAGCTGCCAACAAAGGGCCTTGATCTTGTAAGCGGTAAGTCATAGGTAACTCGGTAACCGGGTTGATCACCGGACGACCATTGGCATCCTCGATAATATCCCGAACCACCTGGCCGGAATTCACTAAAGGGTGAAAAGCTTCTAATACTTGCATAGCTTTTTCATGAAGCCGGTCTAATCTTTTAGCTTCCAAACGTCTCATATCCTCGACATTGTCCACAATAATGGATTTTAGAGCCATGCGGTAAAGCTTTTTGACATAGGTATCGGAAAGGCCCAGCTCTTGGCTTATCCAACGAAAGTTTGGGGTATCCCGGTACATTTCCAGGATTTTTTGTTGCATTAACTTGGTAGCCTCGGATGGAGTTCCGGTCCGCGGACATTTAGAATCTTTTGCCATAGTAGTCTCCTTTATTTCCAAGATAACTAGGATAAGGTAGAATGGCAAGCAAAAAAAGAGCCAGTGACGTACGGTCCACCTGGCTCGGAGTTCCCGGAGCACCGGGGTAGGGAGGAAAGGTACTATTTAATCTTTTTCTCCGGAGTAGCTTTCGCTATCCAAAGGGCTGAAACTTGTTGCTTGGTCATTTCGGACTTAATCTTTATTTCGCCGGAACGGGCCGGAACATGGGTCACATTATAATATCGATTCAGACCATAAAAATAGCCTACGGCTGCAATAAAGGCGAAGAATAGGGATACTTTCAACACAACGGTTCTCCTTAGTTGTAGGTAGCTGAAAACTCTTTACCCATTGGTTTGAGCCTCTTTATTGGTTTTCTAGGTAGTTGTATGCATTGGGCTATGATTTGAGCGGATTGAACCTCCGCCCCAATTTTCTCCGCCACCATCACACATTCTTCCCGGGTGTTGAACCTTTCGGTGGAGACAGAGGTCGAAGAAGAACTTATGTATAAAATTAAAAGCCAAGTGTTTAAAAAACTCACAGTAATCTCCCTTTGTTCTTGTTTAAGTAAAAATTTAAGAAAGCTCAACAGAATAAGATTTTTCAGAACCCGTTGCTATTCGAGCGTTGAGCTTTCAAGGATTGGTGGAAGGATTCGAACCTTCACTCTTTTATTTAGGCGTATCTGCGCAACCTACCTAATTAACTGCATTGGCCATCGATGCTACACCAATCATTCAAAGCTCAAGCGCTTGTCTTTCCAAGCTGTCAACAATGGCTTAGGGTATCGAATATCTTGTAGATGGAAAAGAGTAAAGCAAGAAGAATTCCACCAGCGAGAATAACGATACTGGTTGGCCGGCTAAATTTATGTTCTGATTTATATCTCATTTTGTTATCCAGTTAAAAAAGTTGTCAAATTTACGATCTATGATAGAGCATCCACCATAGAAAAGAGCCCAAATAATCTTAACCGCTCCAATCAGGATGATGGTAATAGTTGTAAGCATGATCCAAAGTGTTTTAATTTTATGATTCATAAAACACTGATACCAGGAGCAGCTTTGAACAAGGTGCAGCACTTGATACAGCAATACTTATACCCTAACTGAACATACTTATCAGCAGCATCAGCAATTAGGTGCTCAGTGCAATCAGTATCCTTTGCTAGTTCGGTTTCAATTTTTTGCAGCACGTTATAAAGCACTACTTCATCTTTGTGTTGCCATTTTTGAAGGTTTACTAAAATTGCCTGTCTGCATTCTTCCAACAAGTCACGACTCATCACACCACCTCTCGCACTTCACATCCACTTCGAGTTCTATATTTTTTGGGGATATCGATCATTTCTCTTCCTCGACGCTTTTTCAAGATTCCGGCATCTTCTATGGGTTAACTTTTGCGGACTATTCGTATGAATCAACTCCCCGCAGATTCTACATGGAGTGTGGTACCTGTAATCTTGTGGGTACCATTTTACCACATTTAACCAGCCTGTTTGACAGTAAGTAGATGATTCTGCATCTTAACTAAGTATTCAGCCACTTGGTCAACCACCTCGATGGTAGCTGCCTTTTGAACCGCTTCAGCAAAATCCAGAAGTTGTTCCCGGCTAGCAGCATTGGCAAAGCGGTCGTTAGTCATCTGGTCTAGCAACAACCCTAAGCTAGTTCTGGTCATCTCGTTACCTCGTATGTGATTTTTTATCAAAAGTAGCTGTTATTTCATATTGCTCTATTGCACTTTTGAAATAATTATCAAAACTATCCGCCAACACTTGCCGGACTTCTTTCTCTACGGTCTCTTGGATAAAACCGATCAATTCTTTACCAAACCTCTGCTCAAGGCTTTGCTTAATACTTTCATAAAATTCGGTAGTCATTTGATTCCCCTAAAAAGAAGCTACCACGACTTCGATTTCTCTATATTCCTGTTTAAGTTCTATTCGCTGAACAGGCCAGCCAGTGAAGTCTCGCCAGTTATTAGCTTCTTCAACTGCATACTTTTCCTCAGCATAATGGTTCCCGTACCGGATCGAATTATCTTCACCTTTCACATCCACTCGGTAAAGAGTAGTTTCATGAGTAGCGAAACCGCCTCGTTTACCCTGGTACTTAACAATCTTGATTAATCCACTCATTTCATCTGCTCCCAAGCAAAAGCGGAGCCCATCCGCATACTAGTCAACCGTTCTGGATGACGGAATGCCACCCGCATCTTATTTACAATCACCTCTGTTGCATAAACATAAGGTTCCCGGTAAGTATGCATCCGTAGTTTTTGTTTTCTCATTTTTCCTCCTTAGCAGAAGCTAGGAAAGCCTTCCCGCCCGGTAGTATTTCCACATGTATGTTTCTTATTGAAACTAAGTTCAAATAACTCATAGTAGCCAATCCTTTTATCAAAGTGTTTGGTTTATGAAAAGGTTTGTTATAACATAAAGCGCTTCGAAGTTCTGGTTTAGTCATGGTACCGTTCGACTCTTCCAATAAACGAAGGATTTGGACCAATACACCATCACGGTTCTTAACGTACGTCATACCAGACATCCATCTGGTGTAATGCTTAGGAGAGGTTCAAACTCCAGGCTACATAAACGGGATTCGCGGAACCGATTGGCAGCGGTGTTAGATCTGTATCCTGAATCGGAACAGGCCGTGATAAACTGCTTTCTGGTTACTAGAGGATTGATAGCAGCCACGTACCGGAGTAGTTCCGCCGCGTTGGCGAACTCCCCTGACTCCCCTGCCCATCTAAGATCCTCTTGAATACTCATTTACTCATTCCTCCAAAACATGAATCCATTATACTGAGATTTGATTCAAGGTCAACCCTTTCCTAGTTCATGCCTCAACCTTTTTTCCAGCCAGAAAAGGAAGGCTTCGAGTGAGACTTCTCCGCGGGTCAAATAGCCCAAGCCATCCCCTGTTTTTAGTCTCACTCTCATGAAAACCGACCATCTCATTCTATTCTGTCGATAGATCAAAATTGGCACTCTACTCTTACCAGCTTGGCGGACGGCTTGTTCCCACCACTTATTCACTTGCAACTGCTCACATCGCTTGACTTCAATCGCTATCCAATCCAATCCATCCAAATCAAAACCACCACCTCGAGTCTGAGTCAAGTTCCTCTGGATAGCTGGACTCGGGAGTCCCTTCTCCGCGTACACTTTGTCCACAATGGGTTGAATCAATTTCGCTACTTCTCGTTCGCCGTTTGCCCCTTTTGTCTTACTCATTCTACTCATATTTCACCCAATAATTGAACATTTTCTTTAAGAACCCATAGCCACCAAGGGATGTGGGAGGCCTAACTAACCCAATAACCCCGAATAAACTCTTACACAAGCTAGTTTCTCCTTATTTTTCATATAGATATATATATTATTTAATTGTTAATAAAATATAATAATAATAAAATGTATATTACTCATTACTCATTACTCATTACTCATTACTCATTTACCCCTGTAATTTATTAATATTTCCTTAACAGCTTAAATTTCTATAACTTGTTGATTTTAATAAGGAATCTCAATAACAAGGCATTAAATTTTACAAACACCCACATGACTCATCTTTATATCTTATTGATATCATTAATATTTTTTAAATCACCAATATTTTTGAGTAACCATAACTATATGAAAACATTCAATAATCAGGTTTTCCACCCCTTTCCAATAGCATAAGCTAACCCTGAATTCCCGTATTTTTCACTCATCGCACTATGGTGTACCTCATTAATCAAACCCGAGTCACTCAACGCTTGCAATTGTTTTTTGAGTGCTTGAGTCGCCCCTAATCTATCCGTTCTATAACTCATCAGACTGGCCGTAGTCCTGATTAGGTATACATAAGGTACTATTTTGTGGCTATGCATTGCCTTGCAAACACCGTACTTTTCGAGTTCTGAGAATGGGCGTTTTAGGTAGTTCTTGATTACTCTTTTCAGGTCATTGAACTGCTTGCTATCCCCGGCTCCGACATCCCCGGACGAGAATCGTTTGACCATGATTCCAATATCATGAGAACAAAAATCAATGGCCCACTGGGCTTGATCTTGGGTAATGATTGGCTGATGGGGATTAATACCTACCGCCAGGAGGGCGGCTAGTTTCAAGGCTTTTAAATGAGCGCGATTCCAAAGCTGGACCTCCACTTCATTCTCACTACCGTTCATGGTCTGATCAGCCTGGGCGTCAAACCGATCCATTAGGGCTTGACTTTGTGCATCTAACCGAACATGGATACATTGGTTATTGTTCTGGGTGGTTAGACTAATGGCGATGAGATCGGCTACCTTTTGAATCAAATCTGGAGATGGAGGGCAAAAGGCATTTAGGTTACGTGGTGGCCTTGGCCCGGTGTATTCCATTATAGAAAAGCGAGGAATCAAGCCTTCCGCGATATGGCTGGTGTCCAGGCCGTCGAAGAAAGTCTCCGGGGTGGATTCGCCAAGAATGGTGACATTCGGGGCTTGTACCACTTGGGTATTCTTTTCTTTGTCACTATAAGTGGATGAATACAGGTTTCGGTTCCATCCTGACTTATTATATAGGTCCAGAAGAACTTTACGTAGCATGACTTGGGCGCTGTTGGCTCGACGATCTGATATTTCTTGGAGGGTTAAACCAAATTCACCTAGGACTGAAACAAAGCATGGTTTCTCATCCAATACCTTAATCAGAGCTTGACCGGAGGCGAAGGCGGCTGGCCCCATGAATTGCATAGCCATAGGTATAGTTGGCCGGACAGCGGATAGAATACTATCTATCCCAGTCAATATACCTTCTTTTCCAGAACCAGTTCTAGCGAGCAAAATCAAATACTGATTTAAGCCGGTGCCGGAAACGTTGTAGGCTCTACCGCTAATACCGGCCATCAAACCAATAGCCGCAGTCAAGGCTATTTCTGGAACTGGGCGTACGGCGGTATGTAAAAAATACTCCGTCAGTTGTCCAATTAGGCCAGGTGGGAGTACAATGGGACCTTGTTTAACTGGAGGTGTCTCATGTTTGATTTGGCTTTGATGGTTATTTGGTCGTACGACCTCGATCTCATCCCTTACGCCCTCGCCGAGAGGTTGGTTCTTAAGTTCGAACCGCTCCTCCTCACCGAGCTGATTTCCTGCTCTATCCTGAAGAAGTAATCTCTCCGCATTAGCAGCCGCTTCCTCGAAATCAATTGGAGGCGGTTGCTGGGCTCGAATTTTACCTAGAGCGTAATTCAAATAGGTATCATTCCGAACCGCTTTAATCCGTTTGCCGAGAGCAGTCATTCTAAATAGACGGCGGCACTGTTCGTTCGATTGGCTATAAAAAGCCAGGATGGACAAAAGTGCAAAATCAGCCTCAGACTGACTTGGATACCCTGTCAAATCCCCACTACATAAAGCATTGAATTTGTCGGCATTCACCGCTGAAGAGGCCATGGCAAAAATATCTTGATCAGACAACGAATCACCGGTCTCTTCCAATGGAACGACTGGTGGTTTCATCTCACTGAACAAAACATCCAATAACTCTTGGTAATCCTGAATCGGTTTTTGCCTGACCACATTACCGGTACAAATCATATACCGGGCAGAGCTGTATACCTCAACATTATCCCGATGTATCCCTGCTGGTACCTCACCTTTGATAATAATATGGTAGCCGGTCCCAGAAGCGGAGTATTCTGTATAGCTATCAAAAGCTTCCAGAATTTTAACGTGTCTGGCCCATTGTTCCGGGGTACAAGGATTGGAGGCCTTGTTGTCCAAATCGATAATGCAGTATGGATCTTTCGGTGTTAATACAAAACCAATATACGTAGATCCACTAGCCTTGGCTTCTTCAAAAGTTCCCCATGTACGGGAGTCAATTACACTTGCTTGTTTTTTATTCCTTGGATTGTATAAATTCTTATCTCTACCAGCAATAACCCACTGCGGTAGAACTTTCAGTTCTTCCGGTATGTTTTCGAGCATGACCGCTCCATTAGATAAGCTTGGTTTTTGTCAATGTTTCATATACAAATTGCACCCTGTTTACCGATGGGTTTTTATAACGCCCTTGGGCTAGAGTCCGGAGCCAGTAAAAAGGTATCCCGGTATCCCGGTATAAAATCATCAGGTCGGCCTCCTTTAATAAATCAATAGTCTTCGTCATCAAAGAACCAGGTTGGTCGAAACAGCTTTCTATTCCCATAGTGAAATCTCGGTTAGTTTAAGGAGCCTATAATATAAAGGAATCACTTTATTCTATCTACCTTTTTCTGTTAATAGGATCAAGTTAGTTGTTTACTTTCCCAGTTTTCCACTTATAATAAAGTCCTGTTTAACTAACCGGAGAATCCAATGGATGAGATCGAAAAACTAAAAAAGCTGGAGGCATGGTATAACCTTACCCAGCAAATAGAAGGCTTTAAACCAATTATTGAGCAAGAGATAACCTTGCGAAAAGAGTTGGTGGAAGCATTCTTCAATACCAAAATTGAAGGAGCTCAATCTATCCCACTTCCAAACGGTGGTGGATGGAAGGTTAAGGCTACCATTAAAATTGAGCGTAAGATCAATCAAGTGACCCTGCCAACTATTTTGGCCACCTTGCGGGAACAGCAGGTTCCAAACACGGACGCTTTGGTTACCTACAAACCGACTCTGGCTATTAAGGAATACAAAAGTCTTCAAAACCTAAATAAGGAGGCCATTAAGATTTTCGACCAATGCTTAACCATAAAGCCGGGAACCCCGACTTTGGAAATGGTACCACCTCCAGCCCCTATTGGTGAAGCGAATGGATAAAAACAACGGCGGTTCAACAGATTATTATGCTATACCAAGCCCTGAATTATCCGAGATAACAAAACTCTTGAATACTTGGAACGGTAAAGATTTCATTGACCTGGCGGAAGCCATCCGAGCCCTGTTTCCACAAACTTTAAATGATTTGATTGAAGCTAAGGATATGAAACCATGGCAACATGAAGTCATGAAGGCGACCTATGCTTTTGATGCCAGGGTCACCAAACCGGGTGGTTCTGAATTGCGAGAACTCAATAAGATCCTTTATTACACAAACCGGCGGAAACAGCAACTTTTGAAGGAGTTACCAAAATGAATAGAACTCCAGCGGATATAGTCTATCGAAGTTATTTGAAAACAATAATGCGGCATGGTGAATTGGTAACTACTCGAAACGCCGATACCTACAGGGTGTTTGATTTGGAGACTATAAAATTTACCAAGACCCCTTTCATAACCTCCCGGAAGATAGCTTGGAAAAAAGCCCTTCGAGAAATGGAATGGTTTCTTTCTGGTGACTCAAAATGCCCGGATGAATTGTTGGATTGGTGGCAAGGTCAGCTTTCTCCAGAAGGTAATCTGTGGGCTGGGTATGGTGATCAATTTCGCCGATTTGCTGGAGTCAATACAGAGGGTACGCCCAAATTGTATGATCAAATTGGGTTTATTCAGATGGCTTTAAAACATAACCCAAACAGCCGGCGGATTATACTGACTTCCTGGAATCCATATGATATGGCCAACATCACGGAGATCAACCAAAATTTGAACACTCCAACCTGCTGCCACAATACTTTAACCCAATTCTTTGTTTCCAATGGTTCTTTACACATGCGGACTTATCAACGTTCCGCAGATATGCTATTAGGAGTACCGCATAACTGGATACAAAGCTGGGCTATGCTCATGTGGTTTGCTCACCATGCAGGACTAAGAGTTGGTTCAATGCTATGGGATTTTGGGGATGCTCATATTTACCGGGAACCTACTCATCAAACCGTGGTAGATGCTATTTTAAGTGAGCAATTATCCGGCGGGTTTGCACCAATCGAACTACAATACACTCCGACTTCTGAAGCCTTTTTAGCCTCTGATTTCACTTTGGTTGGAGAGATTCCGGCTCCGGCCAGTTCTATCCGGCCGACCTTATTATAGGAACTCAAATGAGTATTTTGGCAAGAGTAAACCATTCCTCCACACCATCCGGTATCCGGGCGGTTTTGGCAGGGGTGGAGAAAATCGGGAAAACCACCCTAGCTTGTACAGCTCCTCGGGTTCTACTAGTTCCCTTGGAGCAAGGCTTCGGCGGGGTATCTGTCAACAAGACACCGATGTTAGAAGCTTGGTCAGATGTCATTCTATTATTAGATGAAATCTGTCAAGCCGTTGCGGCGAGAACCTTTGCTTATCAAACATTGGCCTTCGATAGCGCTACCGCCTTGGAGCGGTTAATCCATGATGATGTTCTACGAAAGGATCCAGTTTACGCGAAGGGTAATGCCAAGGCTTTAACCATGGAAGCGGCTTTAGGTGGATATGGTAAAGCTTATCAGTATGCCAATGAACTTTACCATGGGTTCTTGCAGCGGTGCGATTGGTTGGCTTTGCAAGGGATCAACATAATTCTAACCAGCCACGTATTCGCCTCTAAAGTAGTCGATCCAACCGCTGGTGAGTACGATTGTTATGATTTATTATTACATAGTCCAAAAAATCAAAAAGCCTATGGGAAGCGGGAAATGACTACCCAGTGGGCAGATTTGGTGGGCTTCATTTATGAACCAATCTACGTAACAGAGGGGAAAACAATCAACAAAGCGGTGTCCGCCAATAAAGGTCGAATGATCGGTTTTGAACGGACTCCAGGATATGTAGCAGGAAACCGGTATGGTTTGACCGGTGAACTTTCTTTACCAAAAACGCAAGGATGGAACTATGTAGCTAATGCTATCCACCAGTCTTGCGGATTAGATTTTTTTAACAGAGATTAGGAGTATTCCATGGCATTATTAAATTTTAACGCAGCAGATGTAGCCCCAGCCGCCCCGCGGGAAGCAATCCCAGCCGGGTGGTACACCGTGGTAATGGTGAAATCTGAAGTGAAACCAACTAAGGATGGTTCCGGATCATATTTGGAAACAGAATACGAGGTGTTAGCTCCAGCGGAGTTTGCCAAAGCGTCTTTATATGACCGGATCAATCTGCAAAACAAAAATCCAGTAGCAGTTGAAATCGGTTATCGTACCCTGTCCGCCATTTGCCACGCTGTTAATGTTATCCAGGTTCAGGATAGTAGTCAATTACATAACAAACCTTTAGAAGCAAAAGTTAAACTACGTGCAGCAGGTGTTGGGGCTGACGGTAAAAACTATGAAGCCTCAAATGAAATCGATGGATACCGGGCAGCAGGTAATCAACAAACCACCCAAGTAGCTCCACCACCAGTAGCTCCACCACCTGTTTATAACGCGGGTGATTATGCTAGCAAGTCTGGCCCTGATACCAATCCTGGGCCGGTGCAGCAACCTTGGCAGCAGGCTCCAGCTCAACAAGCAGCCCCAATACAGCAACCTTGGCAACAACCGGCCCAGCAAGCCCCAATACAGCAACCTTGGCAACAACCACCGGTTCAACAAACCGCCCCGGTACAGCAGGCCCCCGTTCAACAGGCGGCACCTCAAGCTGGTTCTGAAGTACCACCTTGGCAGCGTTAATCTAACCTAACCTAAGCCCGGGTAACTCCGGGCTCCTTTAGAAGAGTATGACTAATATGTCCCTATTAAGTTTCAGAAAATTAAGTCAAATCATCAGTCAGTGTATTATGACTGCCCCGCATAACCATATA